TTTTTATACGAGCATGTACATCATTTTGTTTTTCTGACGCGCTAGAATAGGCATAGCGACGGTCATAAAGCACATTATCGTCATAGAAAGCATAATGAGTTGGCTTAAACTTGCCAACTGATAAAAGATAGTGCCCATAGGAGGTAAGTTTTAAATCAAAAACCTGTTCTTTTTTGTTTACAAACTTCGCCATTTACTATCCTTGATCATCTTCTTTATACAGTACATCAGCGCTGATTTTAATTGTCTCTACAAAAGATACATAGTCATAAGGCCAATTGTACTCTAACTTGTAAGTGTCTTTTGACAAATCATCTTTGTTTTTCTGAGTTTCATTTTTAGCTGCGTTTGTCTGAGAAGACGGAGTAGAGGAGCCAGCCTGAGATGGTATTAAATCTGCATATTTTGCTTGGCTTCTTTGTTTTACTTTAAAAACCATCCATCGAGTGTTTGAATTATTTATATCGTCAGCAGTTAGTAATTCATTGTCACCAAGAGTATGAGCAGTAGAAGAAACTGTTTTTGTTATCTTCTTATAGTTTCTTGGTGCCAAGTTCTGCCAAATGTAATTTAAATCATCTTTATCAAACTTGTATTCAAACTCAAAGAAATACATTACCATTGGATCTGTATCTGGATTATTTAAGAAATCAAATTGAGGTGGTAGAATGTATTGTTGCATTGCTTCAACTTGTCTTCTGATGGACTCGCCCGCGTAATCAAGGGAGTCTCCTTCTGACGAACCTATTGCGCTTTGCAAGCTAGCTTCGATTCTTGCTTGATCAATCTCAAAGAATGTTTTTGTTGCACCACTAGATTCTTCTTGATAAGGAACTGCAACAATAGCTTCTTTAATTGTTTTGCTTTCAGCCAACTGACCAAGCTTAACTGAAACATTTTCTTCTGTAAAGTTTATAACGTCAGTAAGCGGCTTCATTGTCTGGAACATATTGTTTCCATTTCCAGCAGCATCATTTTTATTGTAGATACTGTTATTATCAATAACGTCATAATGCCCGCGTAGCCAATCAGAAGGAATATCACCAATTTCTAAGAAGATTCCTTTTGTCTCGTCTGGTTCTACCACACCAAATTGATGCCAAATACCTCGTGGAGCGGAATGAGATGCATAAGTTGGAACCGAGAAAGTTGAATTTGCATCTGTAATTGGTCTAACACCTTTGTTGTTGAAGTTAGGCATTGGAGTTTCCATTTTTGGCTGGATAACCCAACGCGAGCCAACATACTCGTCTTCAGATAATACTTCGTTGCCAAAGTTATCGGTTCTAACTTTCTGGATTCTTTCAACGCCAAATGATGCAATACTTGCGCTTAATTGCATCGCGTTAGCATTAACGTTTTTGCCGTCGTAAATTAGATCACCGTATGTTGCAGAGCTACCAGAGAAAGCTATGTTTCCGCTAAGAGTTCCAATCAACTGCGTACCTGTCCAGTTAGTGATGTTTGGTCCACTTGGGACAGAAGAAGCTGATGGACCTGGATCACATCTCCAATACTTTGTTTTTGCTTCTGAAAGAATCTTTTCAAGATCGTAAGATTCGCCAGCATTTGGCTCGAAAACAATATCAAGCCAAGCTTCACCGTTGTAATAAGGAGGCGTATAGGACCAGTTAAATCCGTTTAGCGAATCTATTGGGTGAGATGCTGTAATATAAGATCCAGAAGCTTCTCCTAAATCTGGTCTGCCTGCTATCGGAGGACCGAAAGCGCTTGGACGACTGTAGAGAGTGAACGACTCTTGGAATTCATCGGCAGAAAGCTGTCTTGGATCCTGTGGTAGTGGATATGTTCTTCTATTAACAAATGTGTTGGCACCTGAGTCATAGAATCTCGCACCGTAAGTGCTGTACGCAGAGTTGTTGCCTGCCGCGCCAGATTCGCTCGTATAAATTCTACTACCGCTAACAGACCTTCTTAGTTTTAGTCTTGCACCGTAAATGCTCCCAGATTCAAATCTTAAATCATTTGAAACAACATCAGATTGCAATCTTGTGTATTGAGAATCCTTCAAGAAAAAGTTAGCCATTTCACCAAAGTAGTTAGAAGCCATTCTGGTGTAAAGATCATCAATCTCGTTTACAGTAAACGAAGCCGTTGCATCTAACGATGCAGATGGGTGAGGCTCCATATCAAGGAAAGTCAAACCAGCAATATGTTTTTCTGGTCGAATAATAGCTTCAAATGGAATTCGTTTCTGCCAAACAGAGCCACCTTGATAATCTGTTGGTCCAGAGCCAGTAATAGTTGTTAACATCCACTGTGCAGTATCGTCTGTGCTACTAACAGTTCCAAAATGATTTTTGGAAAGTTTGGTTAAAGTTGAGCCGATAGGATAATCAACAGCCATACCAGATTTAATGGTGTTGTAAAGAATGCCTGGGGCGAACAAAGGCTGGACCAATGGTCTAACACCGCCGTCTGTGCCATTGGCAATATTTGCACTATTGTTGAAAGCTTGGATTGATTTTCCATAAGAATTTTTAAACTGCTCAACAAGATCAGCGCTTCTTTGTGCAGGATAAAAACCCTTGTAAGGCATTAGTCTAATCGACGCGCTGCAAGCTAATCTAATTTCTTTTGGTGCTAAACCTGTCTTGTTAGAAATGTTAGCAAATCCTTCCATAAACTCGGCATTTGAATAATCATTATAAAAGTTTGTTTGAGAACTATCAATGCCAGTTCCAACGACCTCAAAAGTATCTTTTGTTCTGCCAAGTCCAAATTTTCTATAATCAGAAATGTGTTCGCTTAACCTAAACTCTGGAACAACGGCATAACCTTTGCTAACCAAAGAAAGTTCTTCTTTATAAGAATCATAATCATCAAACCACGGCTCAGAAGGATAAGAAACAAACTCATTTGTTGAACCGCTCTTTTGTATAATGCCCGCATTTGCTGGGGCATCCCAGAAAGCTTCACCAGCAAAACGATCATAGTTGTTAAACTGAGCAGAAACGCTACCCTTGACAATAGATCCTGTTTCTGGGATTGGAATGCCAGAAGGTGAAACAACAGAACCTGGGGCACCAAGAAGATGCTTTCTTGAATAAAGGGCGCTTATTGCTCTGTTTCTGATCTTTGTTTGTGTGTTTAAAGATGCTGTTGTGTAATGAGCATGTAGATACTCATTTTGCAACTCACCGGCAGAGTTAGAAGAAATTAAAGCATCAAATATTCCACTAGTTGGAATAGACGATATTCCGCTTAATGTTCTCGTCAAAAAGTCAGAAGGAGCGTCAAGTACCCAAGCAGATTGAGTCACCAAGACGCCATACGAATTTGTTTGAATTGAAGAAGTGTGCAAGTCTATTCTTTCTTGCTGTGTTGCTCGCCAGTATAGGTTGTCATACCCAACTCTTGTTGAAGAAGCTGTGGTTAGTTCTAGCTTTCTCGTTGGGAAAAGCGCTTCAGAGTACATAACCCAATTTAAAGTATAAGCATTTGGGTTATTTTGTGGAAGTTGAAGCAACTGATCGAACAACAACGTTTTATTTTGAATCTTTCCAGCGAAGACTTTTTGATTTAAATCTTTATCGCTGAAATATAGATTTTCATTATTATAAGTTGTTTTTAGTGTTATATTGCTTCCATTAGCATCCATGTTAATATAAACTGGTGCGTTACGGCTACTGAATGGCTTGGTTGAGTATCTAGAAATAGAAGCACCATCATAAATCGTTAAGGTATTTTCTCTTGCGTGTTTTCTTAAAACAGGGTGAGAAGCAGGACCAGTATAAGGCGTGCGTCGATAACCAAAGTTGTATTTACGCTTTGAGAAAGTTAAGTTAACAAAGTCTGCATTGCCATTTAAGTCTGACAACAAGCCAGGAATTGTATCGATTAAATCTGTATTATAATAATTTTGTGAAGGCGTGCCAGCGCCATAGCCCATAATATTGTTGCTTGCAGAATCAACTGGTTCAGCAATATAAATGTTGAGATCTAATGTTGGTTGGTAAAGTGAGGCTGTACCTGACGCGCCAAGAACATCTGAAGCGGATACAAACGGGAAGTAAGCTTCATAGCGTAACCCGTTACTGCTACTGTATTGATAATAGCCAGCTTGAGGTCCAGATGTTGGAGCATAACCATAGTACCTAATATCTCCGTTATGCGCCTGAGAGGCAAGCGAAGCAGTAATCCAAGCGTATTGTCTATCTGCTCTTGGAATCTGATGCTGAACAAAGAAGTTATCAAACTGAGATGAAGAAATAAAAGCACCAGAAGAATCTTGCTTGATAACACGCAAAGTATTGCGGTTCATCTTATTAAGTGTTGGTGCTTGGGCATAAGACGCACCAGGGTTGGTGACTAAATCTGGGTGTCTACCAAATTTACCAGCATGAGTAGCAAGATTTTTGATTAAACCAAAGTCTTGACTATTAATGTCGGAGACTCTGATGCCCGTTGTACCTGCACCAACAGTTTCGGAAACAGTTCCAGATATATTTTGGAACGGTCTACGAACAGTTAAATTGCGGTAGTTGATAGCATTGTAAACAGAATATTCATTTGCTCTTATGTCGCCATAGCCTTGACCGATTGATTCAATGCCGCCAGGAGAAGAGAATCTACTGCGAATAATACTTTTGTTATTAGCGTTACTGTGCAAGTAGTTCACAGCATAATCAGGAACAAATTCAGTATGAGACTCATCTGTTCTGCGAATATCAAGAATAGAGCGAGCCTGCGAAGCCGAAGGTGTTTGAGTTATTTCAACTGGTAAAACTGGAGGATTGTCAACAAATGCTCTTGGATTGGAATATCCGCCAACGCTACTAACAACTTCATAGTTCTCATAATAGTTTCCAAGAATAGTGGAGCCTGTTGTTGTATTAATGTTGCGAATGTTAACAGGGCGCTTTGCCGTAAAATCTCTATAATAAACTGCTTTTTGAGAAGCGGTCATTGGATAAGGAGTTTCACCAACTTCGTTTGCTTCTGGGTATGGATAATCTGCACCAACCATACCAATCGCACCAGTAAAATCAGCAGTTGAGCGGCAAGAAGGATCGTTTAGAGTGCCAAGTAATAATTTCCAAGCTTCTGGGCGATTAGTATAATCGTCAGAGCCTTGATTTATTTTAACGTGTCGAGACTGGTGACCACCAACTGCATAATCTGTGAACGGACCTTGCATTGGTCGCTCCATGTCAGAGCCGTAAACGTCGTTGTGCAAGTTAACAATCTCAACGTTTCCAGTAACTTTCTCGACAACTTGCTTGTTGTATCCAGTAGTAACATCAGATTTAACAACATTGAATGGGAATATTCTAGAAGACTTTAAGTTGTAATAACCAAGACCATCTTCCCATTGTCTACCATATTGAACTTTAAAGTTTCTTTTGATTTTGACACTTGGAGCAGATCCAGTTTCGCTGTTTTCTGGTAACGCGCCAATGTCCTCTGCTTTTGCAAGAAGAACGTTTGTTGGAACAAAAACTCCACCATTTGTATTGACTGGTCCTGCTGGATAAAGAGCGGCGTAGGTTAAGCCAAGATCTTTATTATTATTAAAGTTTGTTCCGCCCTTCACAACATGACGAGTTGCCATTGTTAGTTTGTAAGGCTTTGCGCGGGTTCGTAAAACATCAACAGAACCTTGATACTCAACCGCCCCATTTGTACTTAAAGTTGGAGCAGATTGATCGTTTGCAATATCTATTGTTTCACGAATTGTTTCTCTTTGAGCATTTACGGTTGTGTCGCCAGATGTTATTATGGTATTAACATCGCGTTGTGCTCTTTCTTTCCACCAAAGAGTATTTTGATCTTGCGAACCACCGATAGGAGCATGATTAATTTTCCAGTTATAAAGTAACTTATTGATACCAAGAATAGGGAACTTTGGTTCTGGAACAGTTTCTTTGATAATTGGTAGCGGAGTTTTATATTTGTTTCTTTCTAAAACGTGGCTTTCAATGATATTGTAAGCATCTTCAACAACTGGCGAAGATGCCGGTAACAATTGTGCGACAACAGAAGCCAACGCATCGTCTATCCATTTATAATACTCAATAAACTTTTCAACGTTAGAAACAGTTGAGACTTTTCTAAAGAAGTTTTCTCTTAGTTTCTCAAGTTTCTTGTAGCGACCGCGATAACGCTGAACTGGCTCGCCAATAACATTATGAAAATCAACAACACCAGCAAAGAAATCAAGCATTTCTTGAGATACCGCAGAGTACATGCTTTTTTCAATCGTGTGAAAATACTTTGGTCTAACCTCGCTGACACCAAATAAATTTTGTGAATCAGAAAGAACTTTGATCATGTTAGAAGAAATAGCTGTTTCTGGCTCAAGAAGCCTCATTGCATTAACAAGGTTATTTTTGACAACATCAGTTGAAGATGTAGCAAAACCATATCCATAACCAGTATGCTGATAGCCGCCAATCGCACCGATCCATCCGTAGTTATCTCTTATTTCTGATGAACCAGAGCTATTATCAGTTACATAGTAAAAGTTACCGCTTGAATCTGAACCTGTTATGTTGGAGAATGTCCAATGTAGCGCTAGCGAGTTTGCGTTTTTTACATCTACTTGTTTCAAATTAGAATCAAGGGCAGATAAATTCTTATAAGACCCAGAGACGCCGCCGTTATTTAAATCAAATGCGTGATGTTGTAAATCAGAATCTTCAAGATACTTTGTCCAGTATTTAACGTTTGAGATAAGAACATCAGATCTTGTATCTAATGCTCCAGTTATGTTAGTACGACGAGCGCCAGCGTAAATTCTTTTTGCGCTTTTTAAGAAATCTTGACCTGTTGTTTTAGAGAGCGAGCCAGTTAGCGTGAAAGTATTTTCAATAGTTCCATTGACTGAATTGATTCCGCTAAATTCAAGATCGTAGGTATATCCACTGGAGCCAGAAACCAAATCTGCATACGGATAGTTTGACGGTTTTAGACGAACAGCAAAAGACCAATCATCATTATCGTAAGTTCCGAGGAAGAAACTACTGGTTAACTCTGGGAATGGATTTGGAGAAATTGAGGAAGTTAACTTAAAATAAACTCCCTTTGACCATTGCTTGTCTCTAATCGCATAAACTTGGAAGTTTACAGGATCAGTAGACGCCCAAGTGGTATCAGATGCAGAAGCAGTATTCGCCAAAGCCATACCGAATAGTGACACATCAGTATAGTTTCTGTTGACTGTTTCGTCAATACGTTCAAATGCCGGGAAGGTTGTTTTTACTTCCAGCGTAAAGCCGTATCTTGCTTCTTTGTCGGTCGAGTAGGAACCAGAAATATAATCAAGAGATTCAGCGTTAGTTGGATCTGCTTTCTGATAAACAACACCAGCAAGATTATTGTTGTCGTTAAAATTAACTTGAGAGTTTGGCTCTAGATTAATTTGTAAATTAGATTCTAAATCATAAATCTCACGATCTGAATATGTTTTGAACTTAATAACTCTATCGTCAAAGTTGAAGCACCTAAAAGCATTTCTGATTGCTTTTTCTGTTCCTTTCGCTTTGTAGATTCCTGCAAGACTGTTGTAAAGGTTAAGATAAATTAAGTTTTTTGCATCGTTTAAATCAGATTCCATGAATTGATCATCAGAACGATTTAAAAACTTCTCCATGACCGTTGAATCTACAAAGATCTCTGGCATATAAAGACCAAGAGATTGAGGTAAATGTTGTGCAAATGGCACTGGTTTTGCAGATGCCGATGTGTGTTGTAAAAACTTTAACGATGGAATAGATTGAATTTGTAAAGTTAGTTTATCAAGATAAGCACCAACAATATGCGAAACCATACGAAGATCTGATGTTTCTTCTTCTGCTTCTTCGATAACCCAGGAAGGCATCATGTTTACAAACATGGAGTTATTGTTTCTATCGTGGAAAGAACCTTTATTTAAAAGATCAGTCTTCAAAGAAACAACATCTGGGTGATCAGAATAAATGATTGGATCTAAATATTCGCTTGTTGCGTTTGTAGAAAGCACCATCGCGGAGCTTGTTGAACGAGAATTGGAGCCATAGCCTGTCCAGGTTCCGTTACCGATTCGCCCAGAATAGTCAAGGACACTACTATCTGTTGTTGTGTTCCCAACAATACCTTCGTTAAACTTATAATACAAGCCAAGAGTTGTGTTGCTAACATCTGTATTTGCACCACCTCTAACTTGAGATTTCCAGTATCTTGCAATATCTCTTGCAGATCGGGCAGCATTCCAAAATCTAAATTCGTCTAACGAACCACTTAATTTACCAGCGCCAGCAGATGCAGTTGAGCCAGACGGGCTTGTGATTAGGGCACCGATGCGACCTTGCATGTTTTTTGAGTTTAGTTCGCTAAGCGCCCCAGCAGTCGTATTCTCGTCATTTAAAACCCCATCTACATAAAGCTTTGTGATTAAGTTTGTTCCAGAGTTATAGAACACAAAAGCATAGTGAGCGTAGCTCCCAAGAGATGCAGTTGTTAAAGAAGCACCAATTGATTGTTGGTAAATGCCAGATGTTCCAGCTTGCGCTGTAATAAGAAACGGACTACCACTAGAAGAGCCAGTTAGTTCAATTGTTAAGCGACCATAATCAGCGCTGGAAGATAAGTTATTGTTCCAGATGTCAAGAACGACTTCTTTTTCTGTCAAACTTGTTGAGAAAGCGTCTTTCTTTAGCCAGAACTCAACAGTAACACCATTATCAAAATTAGATTTTAAATTTGATTCTCTCGTGCCTACACCATAATCAGAAGGCAATCCAGCAGTTGTGTATAGATCATCGTCGTAGATGTTTGAAAACTGGAACTTGCTGTTTTTGTCTGTTGGAAAAGCTTCTGATAGTTTGGTAAAACTAGTTTTGTTAGGTCCACCGTCAAAAGAAATATATTCTAACGTCGCTGGTAGACCATAACCATCAGCAGTAGAAGACAAAGAACCCCAACCATCAGCGGAAAAGTTAGCTAAACCGTTTGTTCTTGGGTATAGATTATTGAAAATGTATTTTTCAATGTCTAATAATTTGTTGTAGTATTCTGTTATTTCCGCATCAGATCCATCGTATGGATAATAATCATGAACTTGTTTGATTGCGGAATCATAATACAAGTAAGCAGAACCATAGCGAGAAAAGTTTTCTGGCTCAGAGTAATCAATCTGTGGAATAAACTCTTGTTGCTTTGTAGATAAAGCACGAAGATTTCGATCTGATTCAACTGACTCAAAAGCTTCTTTTTGATCTGTTTTAGAAAGATAGTTTCTTGTCTTGTTTGACGAATCAAAAAGTTTTTTAATACTCATAGTCTTCTACTCTAAATTTAAATGTCTGTGGTTGTTCAATCCAAGATGATAATTCTGGATCATAGAAAGAGAACTTAAACGCATAACCATACCCAGGCTCAAGAACTGACATGTCAAAGTCGAAATAAGAACCTGAAATATCATAAGATAAAACAGTATGCGCGTCAGAACCAGTTCCGTATTCAATAGCCTCATATGCGTCCAAAAGTCGATAAACTCTGTACGAAGCGCTTTGAATAATCGTGGAAGGAGGGTCTGTTCTTGACACAGTATAAATACTTGGACTCCAGTTTTTATTGCGAACATAAAGGTTGAAACGTGGAGCTTCTGAAGTATTGTATTTGCTCTTCAAGTTTGTGATGTTTATGTAATAAGAAAGTTTTGTTGCTGTCTGGGAAGCATACTGAACTACTGGCTTGATTGTGCCTGTAAAGTATTGCGTTGAGCCTGAATACCAAACATCAAATAAAGTTGTTATTGGTGTTGAAGCAGCAGTAATACTGACAGAGCAAGAGTAAATACCAGTCGAAACATACCCGCCAGTAGCAGGAGTGCTAACTGATTGATTTAAGGCGGAACCAGAAGGTCCGCTATTGTTAGCAGAACCAGAATAAAGATCAACGTAAATAGCACCCGTGCCAATATCTGGAATATTGCGTAGCCTACCGCGAACATAATTGTATAAATATAATGTGTTTAAGTTGTCCTCTGCTGGTGCGAGAGAAGAACTGTAATAAAAGTTACCTCTATCATCACGAGTAGAAGAATCCCAACGAGCCTCAATAATCGGTCTTTTAAAGAAATATTGAGAGCCGCGAGCAAAAAAACGTTTCGTATAATAAGATGTAGTAGCACCACCAGTATTATGAATAATACCACCATCGTCTAATCCTGTTGAACTTGAGTAATAAGCTTCTTGAGAAGAAGTTAAATGAACACCAACGCCATAGTTTTCTTGCGTTCCATCGATCCAGTTTTCAACTAGTGATGTAATATCAACTTCAAGATCTTCTAATCCAGTTTCAAAACTTTGAGAAAATAAATAACCTGAACCTGTTAGGTAATCTCCACCCACGTTAGTCCAAGCAGCAGTATTGGAAGCAGACATCCAATTGGAGCCCTCGTTTCCTTTGGTATCATCTTGGTAAGTTTCCAAATCTAATCCGACGCCTTCTTGCCAAGATTGAGAAACAGCCGAAACTAAAAGCGTAAAACTTTCTGGAACTGTTTTGGAGTGCTGCGCGTTATAAAGCTTAAGATAAAAAGACACAGAACCAGATGCCGGAATCGTTCCTGCTGTCCTATCAGTTGAAATACTGGAAACAGGAAACTTAACTAAGATTCTAGAAAGTTCTTGCGAACCGCTTGCTTCCCTACCGTAAATTGAATAAACTTCCATTACGTCAGCATAGCCAGCGTTAGAGCCAGTAGCTCTTAACTTAAATCCTGGTTTAAAAGTATTTACTATCGTGTTATCGGCATCTGCTTTATATCTTTTAAAAGCCATTATCTAACTTTTCCTTTGATATCAACTTCTGAAAATTTAATTTCTGCAACAGCATTCTTTGGAATTATTAGCTGTGTGCCGTCAGGCGATAGGTTTTTGTTGATGTTAAAATCGACATTTGAGTAATTTCCGCCTTTCTTATTAATTAGTTTAACAGAAGAAACATCAAGCACTCCTGATACCTTATTTAGCTCATTATATATGTCGGCTATGTTAACAGGTTCCCCAATATAATACTGTGTTTTAAATTTATTTCTTAACTGCGTCACACAAGCTTCCAGTAAATCAAACTTATCAACATTAGCCTTTGGTTTAACAATAAAATCAATACCAAAGTTAATAATGTAAGCATCCAAAATGTCGATTGTATCTGAAAGCATTCTATACTGGTTTAACCAAGTTTTTAAATTATTTTTAATTGTTATATTTGATGTCGTTAGTTTTCCAAAGCGGTCTTCTGAAACAACGTACATGTTTAAGTTTCTTTTTCTCGCACTTGGATCTCTTTGAACAGAGCAGCGTTTGATGGACCCAAACTTTGCTGGCATTCTATAAGCAAGATTCTCGTAGTCTGCTTGAGTTACCGCACGGTTCTGTGTTGGGAAAGTATCGTAAATTCTTCTTTTAATCTCTGATGTAGTTGCATTGGTGACATTACCAACGATTGGCTCTTCATTGCTAACTTCAATAGAGTTTCTAATTGTTGTTAAAACTGAAGAATCTAGATTTTGTGGGTTTGCAAACTCCAAGTTTGCAGAACTAACGGCATTCAAAGATCCAACAGCTATGTTTGAGTTAACGGGTTGAATAACTCTATAAGACACATTTAGCGTTGTATTGGTTGGCACTACACCAAAGCTATCATTTTCAGATAATCTTGAAGGATCGAACGTTGTACTTGATATATATTCTTTTCCAAATAAACTCATAGCAACATTTGATGGATCAGCAATAACATCAGTCTGCCCTTCTTTGCCACTACCAAACTGTAAAATTGTTCTGTTGCGTAATCTTTCAACTACGAACTTACGAGAAACAAGGAAAGGCTTAAGAATAGAAGGAACATTATCATTTCTGAAATTATTGTTTGTTGCTTCTTTAAAAATCATATCTTGAGACAAATAATCAACTTCATAGTATTCATTACCTTGCGAATCTCTTACAGAGATAATTTCTGCTATGTTGTTATCGCCAATACTAACTGCTTTAAATCTCTCATACGCGCCGACTTCAACTTGTGTGCGACTAAAAAATCCAGAAACAACATTACCATAAGCTTTAATTGCATAATAAGTCGGAGCACCAGTTGTTGTATCCGTTCTCGCAACAACGATTGGGTTTTCTGGAGATCCAAAATCTACGTTCTCTGTGAGCACAAAGTTAATACCAGTATCTGAAGTGAAGCGCGAGCCTCGTTTTATTGTTGGAATGTAACTTGAATCTGGTCCGATACCTGTTGAGCTAGCTGGCACAAGCACATAAATTGCCACCTTACCATATGTTGATGGTCTTCCAGTATATTTATAGCCAAGAGTGCGACCATGACGGATAACATTATCGTATTGGTAAGCGGTATCTAAAAATGCCTCGTTAACGTTATAATCAAGATAAAAAGACATCTGGTCACCGATGTAAGCAACAGCGTCCACCATCATCGCACCGAAAGAACCTTGACTGAAATCTTGAAAGCTATCAGGGTAAAGACGTTCTGCAATACCTAACAAGTCTCTTCTGATGCCTTCAAATTCTCTATTCGTATAATTGATAGGCACTATCTTTTTTTGTTCATCTGACATTTAAAGTCCTCTCTATAAACCAGAAATCGTAAATTCTAAAATATTACGTATGTTCAAGCCAGTATAACTATAACTAATTCTAATTCCAAGTTGACCTTGATCGATATTAACTGTATTAAAACCAATATCATTTATGGTCAAACCTCTCATGTAAACGGAAGCTTGTTCTCTTATTTTACTATCGATTCTTGCATAAACAGTTTGATCGAAGTTTTCAAATAAAAACTGTCTCATTCCCACGCCATAATTAGGATCCATTACTCTTTCACCTGGGTTTGTAAGAAGCAACATTTTTAAATTTTGTTTTATAAGTTGATCGAAGTTCTTAATGTTGGCAAAGCCATCAGCAGAATTTCTAATAAGTGGCAAACTAGGAGCTAATCCAGACATATAATGTTTCCCTCATCAACTATAAATACAACCTCGTTTGCTTTTTAGTCGCAAAGATTTCCATTAGCATCAAATGGATTAGTTCTTAATTTACGACGCTTCCACCACGGCAACAGTCTTTTGCCAGGAGCAGGGCGTAAAGCTTCTCTTAGTTTTTTAAACTCTATTTGTGCTGGCGAGCTTTGGTTTCCAAACTCTGCGTTATCAAAGTCGCGAGAATTGTAATAATTTTTGAACAGCTTTTTGATTCTATAAGTTGAATTCTTCAACAAATCTTGATCCCAATTGTCCCACTCAAGAACCCCTATCCCGCCAAACAATCCAGGGGCTCGATCTTTATAAGACGCCCATGCACCATCAGGAGCAGTTGCTTCGTATTCCGTTATATTTCCAAATATATCTTGAGTTTGTGTTGGTTCTCCAAATTTTTCAATTTCAATTCCATTAACTTCTGTCGTTGTTATTTGAACCCCCGGCTTTCCACCAAAATCAAAGTCTAATGATCGTTTAAATGTTTGACCTTTTTCAACAGTTACCTCGCCAATAGAAGGCAACATTGCCACATCGTTATAAATGGCAGCTATTGCTACAAGTTTATTGAAACCAAAAACATACTGACTAGCAAGAATATAATCTTTATTTTTCTTTAAATGGTTTATTAAACAAAGTAAATTTAAACTATCGCCAGTTAGATTTTTGAAATCAGATAACGGAAGATCAAGTGCATCAATTTCAACAGAAGTTATTTCTCTGTAAATACCATTATAATACGTCCCAAAAGCTAAACCGTATCTAACTCCAAGCTTGCCTTCGATACCAACAGCATTTCCACTTTCGTCCTCTATTAACCTCATGTCGCCAGGATAAACTTCGGAGATTAATAAATCAAGATTTTCATTTGAAGTTATTTCTGATGAAGCTTCTGTTGGATTATACCTCTCTCCATTGATTGAAATATATTTTTGTAATGCGAAAGGCTGTGCCTGATCGTAACTAAAATCGCTACCGTACTCTGGAACATCACCAACTTTAACTTCTACAATATTCGCAAATGGAGTTAATATATCTTGTGATACTTCTTCGTCATGATATTCCCCAGCCATGTAAATTGGAAGACCAGTCGTTGAATCGATGTGAACATGATAATAGCCAATATATTCTTGTCCAACTGTTCTAGTTCCTTCATTTGATTCTGAAACAGTTAGTTGTGCTCCGTTTGTGTAATAAGGCTCCTCAACTTCCTCGTTTTCTTCGTAAGGAATCGTTGGCAAGTCTCCATTAGTCGCGGAGTAAGTCCCATCAACATTTAATGATTCGTTAAGTGTTAGTGTTGAACCTTGGCACATCTTTTCAAAAACATAATAATCTAAATCAAGAATGTCTGGCTCAAGATTAATACGCTTTAAATTAACCATAAAGTTCTTGCCCATCTCATTTAATTGCTGGACAACGAAATCTGTTAATATTAGTTTTGCATCTTCTTCTGTATCTCTAACAGCTTCAAGATTTTTCTTTTGTCTGTAATTTTTAAGATTAGTTAAGCGGCTAATTTCACCAATCTCAACTGCTTCTTTTCTTTCTTCTTTATAGGGATACTCGTACTCTTCTTGGAGGTCGTTTAGCCTAAAGAGCGCATCTAAAACTTCAGGTGGAGCTTCGATTTTTCCAATATCTACAAGATAAGCATAAGTCTGAACTGACTGCTCTAAGAAAGAATACCAGAATTCATCATCGCTGAAAAGGTTGAAGATCTCCCACGGAGGGTTTTTAACATCTCTAAATGACTTTTCCATGTTCTCAACAATAAAAGAAGCATAAACAGAGCTAAATATCTGCGGGAACTTTGGAGCAAAACGAGAAAATGTTGGGAGAGTCTTAATCATGCTCGCGCTAATAAAGATGCGTGTTGCTGCCATAATAAGCCCTTGCATACTGGCTTTGGCAGCACGAGTCATAACTCTGTTATACGGAAGCTCAACTATGCAATCTTCGTCGTATTTTAATCGCTCATCTTCTGGGATGTTGGGATAAATTTCGTCTATCATATCTTGAATAGATTCAAAATTAACAACATCTGCAATTTGTGGCTTGCACGCACTTAACTCAGGAAAGAATACATCCACCACACCCATCCAACCTTCAGGCGTTTGTGGCTTGATGTATAGTGGTGGACTAACATAATTTCCACCGTACTTTGCAGGATCAAGATAAAAGATTCTAGTTTTATCTGGCGTTTCAGCAATATCATTTTTGTATTGATCATAGCTGATACCCAAGATCATGTCTCTATTTGAATATCCAGTATCAGCATACGGAACCCATTCACCGTCTTGGTTGATACCATATGCCGTATCTTCTTCTGTTAAGTTCTCAAACTGCGCACCATAATTCCAAGCACTTTGGTCGCTTTCATAATCCGAGATTGTAGTAAAAACAGTTTTTGAGAATTGTTTTATTACTTGCGCACGTAGTTTATTGACATCTGAAATTGTAATAGAATCATCGTTTTTCATTTCCAGCATTTCTTTGAATAAAGTTGATTGAGGCGGGTTTGCTGGCTTGTCGCCGCCGAACTGACCTATAAAACTTGGGTAGTTATCATTTAAATATAACTCCATACTATCGCCATTAGGAGCAATTCTCGTTAAAGTATTGTCAACACCAATAAACTCGTATTTTAAATCTGTGATAATTGAAGGATCTTTCTTTTCGGCTGTTGAAGTTACTGCATCTGAGCTTATTTCGTCGTCTTCTCCTTCAAATACTGGAGGAATTAAATCACTATTAATTTCATTTACTTTTGCATTTTGGTTGTTGTAGTCGTAAATTCTAATGCGTACATTGTCGCTAAAGATGTTTTCTACAGATCCAGATTCATTTAAAGCTAAATCCCCAAAGAAACTTTGAAGCTCGAAGCCCCAACTAAAATCTGATTCATCAGTAGCTTTTAATCCTTTTGCATTATCATAATAAGTAAAAGATAAATCAGGTTCAGCTTTTCTTGGCAAATAAGTAAACTGAACTTCTTCTATTTTACCATCAGACTCTATTGGCTGAACATCTACATTATATCCAAGGTCAGGTATACCGAGAAGATCGACACTTCCAAATATACCATCCATGCCAAGCTCTTTCAGCGATAAAGACCACTGCTCTTCTTCTGAAACTTCGTTGTTTATATTTGTTGTGATTGAATTCCCTATGTCATTCATTTCTTCTTGAAGATACGCAGCAACTTTTGTTGGGAAATCTCCTCTTTGGAAATCAGCAATAAACGGAGTAAGTGCAAGACCAAGGAGCGGATTTGTTAAAAAGATTGCAGCCATTTGAGCATCAGTAGGTGAAAATGTTCCGTACCCATCAACGTAATTTGGTCTTAAAATTGCTCTTCTTGTATGCGCGGTAAGGGGAATGCCCATAGTGTCAGACAGCATCATGTTGATTAAACCCCAATTATCTTCACCAGGACCGTTGCCAATCATGTCTTTTGAATAATCAACTTGTAACTGTTCAAAATCTCCACCAATCGCGAACGTTGTTGATTGTGATGCAACTTCGGACTCGTAAGGAATAATGCCGTTATTACAACCAGGATCTGAAACTAACGGCGGCATTTGCTGCTGTAAATAACAAGCAATACCATCAGGCTTTGAAATACAATCCAAAACATTTGCAAAATCACCTAAATCCTCAAGACCTCTTGAGTTATCGCACATTTGAGAGATTTGTTCTGGTGATGCTCTGCCTTCTAATATTGAGAATCTTGTTTCACAAAAGTTTTCCACTAAAGCTGGATCCAAACAGATGCTTGGGTTTGCTGG